CAAGTCGCATCACGGGAATCTGTAGAAGGCTGGCCACTTCGGCACGCTGGTCAGCGTCCAAATTGGCAAGCACCTGGGCAATCTCCTCGGCACGCACACCAAGAATTGCCGCAGTCTCATAAGCAGGGAACGGAGTAGGTCCGTATTCGCGCATCGCAATCTCCGTTCGAGTAACAGTCTTTAGGGACCCATCGGCAGCAGGCTTAAAACCACCGCGGGGAGTAGCAATGTCCGAGCGCACAAACGAGCCACTGAAGGACTGAGCGGTAATCGCACCAGTGCGAATACCCTCAAGCACCTGGTCAGCCACGGGAGTGTTGTTGTAACGCGTGATCGTCAACAACCCACGACCATCAGCAACAATCTTCTCCGGCGTACCAATGGGCATCGAGTACGCGTCAGAGGGTGTGCCCCAGATCGTGCGACCATGGTTGTAAAACACACCAAAACGTGTGCCCTTATCGGCCAAAGTCTTATTAAATGCGGCACGATCAATGACCTCGAGGTACTGGCCACTGCCGTCAACAATGCGCTGTGGAACATCAAACACCGCGGCGTAAGCCTCAACAGTGCGACCATCTCCACCACTACGAATAGTGATGTCCTCAAGTGGGTACGCGCGAGTGAAATCGATCATGGTGTGGGCACCTGGCCATTCGGGTAAAGGGCGGTAGGAATCGCGCCAGTATGGGAAAGCAACGAGAAGTCATCAGCATTCACAGCGTTCGTCACAGAATCAGGGGTGTAACCAGCGCGAATCAACTCACCCATCGCAGTGGCCCTGGTGCGGTTAGCCTCAGCACGCTGAGACTCACCCTCCTGCAACGCGGCAATGTCAGTCACGTCATACCAAAGACGCGCACCATCAGGGACATTCACCAATGGTTCAAGAGCTGCACACACACTGCGCCAGTGTGCACGCATGAAGTTATCGCCGAAAGCCTTCAACGCCTGGCCATAGTTGGAGTACGTGGCGGCGTCAAGGCCGGACTGCAAACCAGCCACAATCGGTGGCACCGACGCGGCCATTGCAATGCGAGCCTCACCAGCCTTCTGCACATCAGTGAAAGCCATCTGCTCAAAGCTGTTACCAACAATAGTCATGTCGGCACCCTCATCGAGCACCATCGTTTTCTCACCAGTGGCACCCGAATAACGAGCATTGAAACGATCACGCAGACGATCAATCGTTTCCTTCGTCAACTTCGTGTTGTACTTAATGACAAGGTTCGGGGTGGCAGCGTTATCGAAGAACGTTTGCTTATGCACAGTCATAGCCAGGTCAGCATTGATCTCACGCACCACAGGGGTGAGCACACTCATCCCGCGGTGGTCAGCCAACGGATCAGGGATCGGTGCCCAATGAGCGACTTGCTCCACAGGATAAAACTCTTCACCAATGCCATCACGGCGATACACATAACCAGTGACCTCAACCGCGCCAGAAACATTATCAACAAACGTGACAATCTCAACACGGTCAGGACGCAAACGCTCAAGCCTGGCACCAGCATCACGAATGAACGCGTTACCAGTGAGGAACACGTCCTGCTCCATGCGAGCCAACAAGTCACCAGTGGTGCCATTAGGCCAAGGCTTCTCCAGCTTCAACAAATCAGGAGTGCCGTACAGTTTCTTATCCGACAAGTTACGAAACTTGAACTCAGCCTCAGTGAACAAGTTAAGCCTGGCATTAAGCACAGCGAACACAATCGGGTTGCCACCGACACCATCGATGGCCCACGACATAAAGTTATCCCCCACGCGCTCACGCGTAGTGGACTTCCAAGTCTCAGACAACACCATGCTGCTTTCAATGGCACGCACAGGTTCACGTCCAAGGATGGAATCGATTAGCCTCATTGACCATCCTCACGAGTAAGAGCAATGAACCCCACGCACACACCCGCGGCAATAACACCAAGGGCGGGCAGAATCCATGCAAGGCCAGCCACGATTAACGCGCCAGCAAGAACAAGCAGGACGATCGACTTAAACACAACGACCCTCCACGACTAGACACCATCCCCACGGAACGGGTTAAACACAACGGACAAAACCAGCAACAACAACCACGGGGCAGGCACAGACGCAACCGCATAAACAATGACCAACGGTGCGCACCACTGATACAGGCGAACCGTGTCAGTGGCCATTAACAACTGGCCATAAGCGACAGCCACACACAGGGCTAAACGCACATCAATAACCGTCAACGCAATTAGCAGACCACCCCACGGGGCGATCAGATAAACGTCACGCTCAAGCACCATTGCCTTGTGAAAGCGCACACCAGTGCGGAATGGGTGACGCAACGTGTCCTCAATGCCAGGCTCAACCACAACATCTACACCAGGCTTAACCATCACCATGTGCACAAACACCGGAATCAAACCAAGCAACAGCCACGGCGTGAAAGCAAACAACGCAGCAAAGACAGGCGCCGATTCCTTCACCATCCCAGCCACACAAGCAACCAGAACAGCAGGCACAATCAGGTCATTGACAAACAATGCAGCTGACACAGTGGCCAAACCAATACTCAACGAATCAGTGAGCACAGGGTTTCGCAGATTAAACTCAGTCATCGGCAACGCAACAAACACAATGACACCAGCCAAGGCCTGCCACCACGACCCGCACAACGACGCGATACCAATGCAGGTCAGCAGCACACCGAGCACAGTGGCCACACGCCAACGCACCAGAGACGAGCCACACAGCGCCGGCAACAACCAGCGATAGCAAAATGGTCGCGGTGCACCACGGCCCTCAGCCATCGACACATAACGCTTAGAATCAGGAACAAGAATCATCTGGGTCCTTAGATGAAATAAACCTCGGGCTCACCCGAGGCGACAACCTGTGACTGCACGCCATACAGCGCATTAGTCGCAGCGATCAAAGGTGAGATGTTGCTAGTGGCAGAGCGCCGGTTCCATGCCTGTTGATCACCCAAGTCACGCAACGCCGCACCATTGACAGCCTCATTGAGTGCAGCCTGATCAAGGTGATGCAGAACGGAGTCAGTCACGGAGTCACGAAACAAGCCACACGCTCGAGCCACATCGCGCGTTGACATCAAGTGCAGGTTCACACCCGCAGCCTCAAGATCAGGGATCAAAGACCCAGCAGAAGACCCAGCGTCAACAACGAGCTGGCCACCCCACTTGTCCTGCAATTCCTTAGCACGCTTCACAACCCACTTCGCACCATTGCGTTGATCAACAACCTCAACGTGATACGAGCCATCCTCACGCACACCAGCACAAGCAATCACTGCCTCACTACGGTCACGCGGAATGTCCAAACCAAACACCATCTCGCCACTAATCTGCGAGGCAGGATCAGCCAAGTCTTCCCACACGTTCGCACCAAACACAGGTTCAGCGGCACCAGTGACCCACTGATTCAGGCCGGCACGTCGCCACTCATTGATGTCCGTGTAAGTCTCAAACTCCGCGCGAATCGCAGTCTCATCCACGGTGTGACCCATGCTGGGAATACAAGACCACCACGTTGCAGGGTCCGCGGGGTCATCATCGATGTCCGCTGACCACTCAAAGTACGCAGTCCCGCTAAGTGATTTATCTGTAACCGACTGGCGACCAGCATCAACCTTGCCACGCAAATACGTTGACCCAGCATTGCCGGCAGTGCTCACCACCCACAGCTGCGGACCTGGCAAGAACCGACGGCGTGCACGCATAGCCGGCAACAACGCCTGCTCAAGCCTGGCATCCGTGTAAGCAAACGCCTCATCAATCACAGGGAAATCCAACGACCCACCGTGGCCAGCCTTCTCAGTAGCCGCAGTGATCGTCAACCTCGAACCAGTCTTCGCCATGAACGCTTCATGCCCACTGGTCTTACGCACCGTGAACAACTCACCCAAAGCCGAAGCCTGCAACACAGGCCAATACTCATCCAACAACTTGTCACGCGCAGCCACACCAGACTGCGCAGCATACGTAATGTGCTGACGTTCAACACAGCCAAGTGCACGCCACGTCATCAACGCCAAAATCAAAGTGGTCTTACCAGCCTGGCGAGGGACAGTCAGCACGACCTGGTCATAAACAAACCGGCCAGCGTCATCAACCTCAAGGGCGACATCGACCACGTGCTGCTGCCACGGCATCAACGGCGTGCCAAGAGCCGCAGCAATCTCACCCACGTTCGGGCCAAACGTTGCGCGATCAGTCCGCGGTGTGCTGAAGCGGGGCAGACATCCGAGTGATGAGTCGGTCAAGGGCATCATTGTCACCCTCAGGCTCCTTCACAATCAAAGCCTCAAGAGTGGCACGCAACTCACGCGCAACAGCTGCCGTCGCAATACCAGCATCACCATCAAGCGTGCGAGCCAAACGCAAAGCAGTCGCACGAAGCCCAGCGGTCCCAGGTTCGTTATGCACAGATAAGTCCTCAAGCACAGCGCTCTCTATCGGCCCAGTCTCAACAGCGGCAACAGGAGATACCGCGGGATGACGCGAACGCCCTGACGCGCGTCCTACGGACTCTGACGATGCACTCACTGGTCCCCCCTTCGAGGCTGTCGC